AATATATAGTCCGCTCTGACAAAAACCAATTCTCAAACCCTCTCACATCTCTAAGATACGGCACATTTCTCAAACCCTCTCTCAATTTTTAATCACGGCATCTCTTACCAATTCTCCAACCCCCCTCACTCTATCTTCCACCTCTCCCCATAAAAAAAGAACCCCTTCTCAGGAGTCCTTTCTACTAACTTTCTCAACGAGCGGGAGCTACCTTCACTTTCTCTTCCTCTTCCACTCTCTCCGTATTCAAAGCCTTTTTAATTCTTCTCTTCTCACGGCTCAATTCCTTCTTGTCCATCTCTCGCATCTCTATCTTTTCCGCTTCTGTGACAAGCGTTTCTCTATACTTCTCGAACAGAGCCTGCGGAATTGGTATCTTCAACTCTTGCAATGCCTCTATTGCCGTTTCATATTTATTATTTGTCCCAGTACGTGCCGAAGCCCCTAAAGCACCTACCCCAATAAATTCTCTGTACATGCCGTCATCTTCTTGAATATAATACAAATTAACTTCTGTATCACCGTTAATGCCCGCCCTATCGCGCAACATTTTCGGTATATATATGCGACCCATAGAGTCAACTTTTCTTGTCATATTAAGTTTATCAATAATTACCAAGCCAATTACCATAAAATGGCAGAAATACCAACCACCATTTCTTTCCTTTCACCTTTAATATATTAATATAATACAAAAAATACGCCGGAAAAGCACCTCTCCGAAACCAATAGGTGAAGTTCAGCGGCGCTCCATTTCTTCTTTCCTCTTGGAATATAACTTGACTTTTGTTAAAAATTTTGCGATAATATAGACAAGGGGAAGGGGAAAAGGAAAGAAAAAACAATTTCCAATCCAAAAGAAACAATGAAAGAAGTGAATAATATATTTAAATTAGATTATTCTATAGATTCGCCGTAGTAGCGAGTTGAAATAGTTAAACAATACTGTGCCGAAACACCTTCAGAAGAGCTTGATTCACGCACTCTGGAGGCTTTTTCTAATTATATAATACTTGCCGCCGAAAAGGAGGAGCGCCGTTTAGGGAAAATAAAAGCTTTATCGGCAAATAAGCAAGTCACAATAAATAAACGCGAAACGTCTTTAGAGGGGTTAGCTGCTTCGTTCGAGTGCGGTGCCGATGCTGTATACGCGCTCATAACCAATGATAAAAATGTTATCTTCTCTCCTAAAAAAGAGATAACAACCAAAGACTTGGCCGAAATCCCCGAATTGGTGCAGCTTCGAAAAGCCATTTCGGCTTGGGAACGCCGCCTTATCAACGCTTCTGGTAGGGCCGCCTATGTGATAAAACAAACAATTATAGACCTCAAAAAGGACCAATATGTCATTAAGGATTTTATGCGCCGTCCTATTTCACTACAAGGGTGTGGCTTCACTTCAAGCCAAAACCGCCCAAATCTCGATTCAGAAGAAATATATGATGCCGAAACCGATTCCTTCACTACTATTGGAGTTTCACTCTGTAATCCTAAAGTTTGCGCCGCAGTCCTTGCAAATTACTCACGGCTTAAACAAGACTCCTGGGGTGTATTTGATTCAGACACCTTCTACTTCATGGAAGACTTTGACCGCATTGCCGATACGGCGTTGGCTTCACGTCCTCTTTACGAGCGCATCGTAGAACTAAAAGTAGATGGCTTACAAAATAATGAAATTCAAGAAATCTTAGAAGCCGAAACGGGTACAAAATATACGCCGCAATGGATTTCAAGCGTATGGACTACCCAAGCACCGCGCCTGATAGCCCTTGCGGCGCAAGATGAATACTTAGCTTGGCACTTCCGTGAAAAATCAAAAGGTAAATATAAAACTTGCTCACGCTGCAAACAAATAAAATTGGCGATGCCGCGCTACTTTAATAAAAACCCAAGCGCAAGTGACGGACTATATAGCCAATGTAAAGAGTGTCGGCGTAAAAAAAGATTGGTCAATCCTTCTTAATTCTTGTCTATTGGTTTTTATAAATAAATATTAATAACAGAAAGGAATGATTCTATGGCAGATGATAGTCTGTTTTGTAAGCGTTGCGGCAAGGTAATGAAGCCGATTAACTTTTACGGAACTAATAATCTAGAAAAATATCCAACTGGTAAATTGGATTTATGTAAAAAATGTATTACAGCTCGTGTTGACTGTTGGAATTCCGACACTTTCCTCTGGATACTTAAGGAGTGTGATGTTCCTTATATACCAGAAGAGTGGAATAAACTTTTAGCTCAATATGCGGCCGATGACCCTTCAAAAGTAAAAACAACTACTGTGGTGGGGCGCTATATTTCTAAAATGAAATTAAACCAATGGAAGAAATACAGATGGGCCGATACGGAAAAATTACAAGAATTGCACAATAACTTGGTTGCAGAAAAAATGCGGCAGCAAGGTTTTTCAGAAGCCGAAATAGCCGAACAGGTGCAAAAAAATAGTTTCAGTGTGCCCGAGAAGCCGGAACCGCCCAAGAAAGTAGCCGATGAAGAAGATTCTCCTGATATAGTTGCTGGTGATAAAGCTAACTTTTTCGATAAAAGAAACGAAATTGATTTTAGTGAAGAGGAAGAAGTTGTTCTTTCAAATGCCGAAAAATTAAAATTAAGAACTAAATGGGGCAAGAATTATTCTGTTGACGAATGGCTTTATCTTGAAAAACTATATACCGAAATGACCGAGAGCTTCGATATACAAACCGCGGCCCACGTCGACAACCTTAAGATGTTGTGTAAGACAAGTTTGAAAGCGAACCAACTCTTAGATCTAGGGGATAAATTCTATGTTCCCTTAAAATCTCTTTAATTGCTGGAAACTCCTTAGAGCTTTATATACCACATAAGATTCATCTTTTGATGAAAAATTAGAAGGTTAGAAAAATATAAAGATTGGACAATCAGCAGCCAATTTAAATTTTTATGCTTAAAAATTCAAAGAATAGAAAGGAATATAAATGAAAAAAAGATATCTAGATACTAAATATATAATTTATGATGATGGTCGTTGTTATAGCGAATTATCAAATAAGTTTTTAACGCCACAAATGTCTATTACTTATCCCTCTTATAATCTAACAATAGATGGGAAAAAGAAAAAAGTAAAAGTACACCGAATGGTTGCAGAAGCTTTTTTACCTAAAGAAGAAGGAAAAAACATAGTTAATCATAAAGATGGAAATACTAAAAATTTTAATGTATCTAATCTAGAATGGACTGATGAGAAAGGGAATTCTAAACACGCTTTAGAGACTGGTCTCAAGCCGAGATATTCTTCTACTCCAGCAAATTTTTATGAAGGAGATTATGAAAATGAACGGTGGACAGATATAAAAGACTTTTCTTTGTATCTTATTTCCTCTATCGGACGAGTAATGAATAAAGATACTAAAAGATTACTTAAACCTTATGAATCAAATATCGGTGGATATTATACTGTTAATTTATGGAAAAATGGGAAAGGTACAAATATAAGAGTTCATCAATTAGTTTACAGCAATTTCACTCAAGATTACGATATGGAAGGCTATGTTATTAATCATAAAGACGGAGATAAGCATAATAATAATATAGAAAATTTAGAAAAAATCACTTATCAAGAAAACAATTTTCATGCAGAATATTGCATTAAAACTCATAATTGTGCTAAACCAGTTATTCAACTTGATATGGATGGGAAAACTGTGGCGGAATTTTCTTCCATAAGAGAAGCTGAACGTTTAAACAATTTAAGTAATATTAGCCGTGCTATTGCTAAACATTATAAAACAGGCGGTTATTATTGGAAATTTAAATAAAAATTAAAGCATAAAATTTTAAAAGGTTCAACGACTATCCCGTAGGGGAGTAGGCTTTAAGTAAAGCCGAAACAGGAGATTATTTCTTCTAATAGTAAGAAATAAAAGATATAGTCTGACCCTAGCAGAAATGCTAGGAGAATGAGTGGGAATGACTCATTCGTAACACAAGCTCCATAGTGATAGAAGGGGCTAACAAAATGCTCAAAACTTACGACACCCTCATGAAGCAAGGTAAATTCTCGGCGGCCCAGAACAAGGCCGAAAGCAATGACTTCGTTGACTCAATCGGCGAACTCGTACTTATGTGCGAAAAAGATGGATTTATCCCCAGATTTTACACAGACGGCCCGCAAGACAAGGTAGACCGCGTTCTTCAAGATAATCAGCTTTATTTAAGACAGCTTGTTATGGAAGAGCTTAATCTTGGTTCTCTTATAGAAAAAGCACTCAAAGAAATCCAAGAGGATAAAGAGAAGGAAGAAAAGATTGGCGCTATTACAGAAGATGAAAACGCCGAAAAGGCTTATGAAGATTCACTTTTTGAGGTAAATTCTGATGGTAGCTTTGCCGACCTTATTTCTACATCGCCGGCAGACCTGGCGCGTTTAGCTGCAGGATACCCCGAAGAGGAAGATGAGAGTGCGGAAAGCGAGGACTTCGGCGATGAATAAACTTATAGCATTTTTAAAAAAGTTTACAAAAGAAAATGTAATTAAATATTTGCCTTTCTTTTGGTTTAAAGGAGTTGTAACCGATTATGACTCTTGATGAATTTATAAATTAGAATACAGGAAAAAAGAAAAAAATTGGTATATCGGAAGAGCGTTTCTCGCGAATTAAAGAAGATGTTAAATAGTACATTGCCTATTGGAGAGAGTACCCAGATATGTTTGTGGACTTTCTTTAGGAAGGCGCCGAAGGTCCGTGGGGGCCGCACTAGAAAAAGTTAGAGTTCTTCTTCTATCAGCGAGTCATGCTCCGCGCCGCATTGCGCTACCGATACACCTACGTTGTAGAACCCCGCGGGTATTCTAAGTCTTTTCTCGCGGTTCTAAGTATGATACTCATAGCTATCCTTTACCCGGGAAGTCGTCCCTTTACGAGTGCGGCAGGTAAAGGGGAGTCGGCGGATATTTTAAGAAGTAAATTTGAAGAACTTATTAAATTAGTACCAGCTCTCGATAGAGAAGTTGATTATAGGCCGCGCAAGACTTCTTTTACAAAAGATAAAATAGTTATTTATTTTAAAAATGGCTCTATAATAGATAACTTAGCCGCAAACGAAAAATCGAGAGGTCAGCGTAGAACAAACGGTGTTCTCGAAGAATGCGCTTCAATGGATGGAGATATTTTACAAGAAGTTCTTATTCCTACAATGGCAATTTCGCGCCGCTTGGCTGATGGTTCCGTTCACGCCGAGGAGCCTACCGATAAGGCTCAATGCTACATCACTACTGCTGGATATAAAGATTCGTTTGCATATCGCCGTCTTATCTACGTACTGGTAAAGATGGTAGTCGCACCTGACCAAGCTTGTATTATCGGAGGTACGTGGCGAGTTCCGCTTATCTTTGGACAATATAGTAGCAAAACTTGGCTTGATGACCAAAAGAGAGCCGAAGACTTTTCTGAAGAGCAATTCGGCAGAGAGTATGAAGGAAAATGGGCGGGAGTTAGTGAAGACGCTTTCTATTCGCCAGAAATCTTTGACAAGTGCCGCTTAATTCACAAAGCGGAAAATGAATACAGTAAAGCCGCAAAGAACAGTTATTATATTATTTCTGCGGACGTAGGTCGTTTCGGCTGCGATACGGTTGCGACTGTTGTTAAAGTAACTCCAAGAGCAGGTAATACAGGAAGCGGCAATGCGGCACACATTTCTCACATGAAACAAGTAGTTAATATGTTCGTTTTCCATGATATGCACTTCCAAGATCAGTCACTTAAACTTAAAACACTTTATTATCTTTATAGCGCGCGCCGCCTGGTGATAGATGCCAACGGCGTAGGTGGAGGACTCATGGATTATCTTGTTAAGCCTTAGGTAGACCCAATTACTGGTAACTAGTTCCCAGATTTCGGCGTAATGAATGATGAAAAGAATGAATATAAGCGTTACAGAACCGACCAAACAGAAATAGATGCCATATATCAAGTCAAAGCCCATGCGGCCGAGAACACAGAAGCATATGTTATTTTACAATCTAATTTAAATTCTGGGCTTTTAAAATTCCTTATAGATGAGCGTTCGGCAAAAAATGAACTTCTTGCAACTAAAGCAGGATAGGCCATGTCGCCAGAAGCAAGAAATGAATATTTGAAGCCCTATATTTATACTACTATTCTTAAGCAAGAGATGATGAATCTTAAATAGGAGAATGAGGGTGTAAATATTAAATTAAATCGTTGTAGTTCGCGAATTGGCAAGGATAAATTTTCATCTTTGATATATGCACTTTATTATATTAAAAAAGAAGAAGAACAAAAGAAAAAGAAACGCAAATTTAAAGCGGCGGACTGGATGTTTTTTAATTAAAAATTTGGTCGCAAGACTTTCAACTTACCTTTTGGTTTTTTATATAATATTAGAAAAGATTTTTTATTAAGAAGGGAGTGAGGCAGAAAATGAAGGCAAGTCGAGCAGAGATAACAATACATGAAATTTTAACAGAGGCGGATTTAAATTTCGTAGAAGAGTACAGCTTTAAAGGGTTAAATAGCCCGAACGGCAGGCCTTTACGATAGCGCTTTGACTTCGCCGTGTTTAATGATGATGATGAGCTTGAGTTCTTGATTGAATATCAAGGTAAGCAACATTACGAGCAAAGCCCTAAGTTTGGTGGCAAGAAAGGCCTTTTCCAATAGCAATACAATGATAATAAGAAAAGACGCTTCTGCGCTCTACACGATATTAAGTTAATTGAAATTCCCTATACAGATGAAAACTTATTATCATATGATTATATAATGAATAAAGCCTATGGATGGTAATAAAGAAGGGGTGAAAACTTGGAAGAAATAATTAATACTTATAACAGAGAAAGACAAGCCGAAATCCATGAAAAAGGGTTTGACCTTTTTAATTTCGCCTCTGGTAAAATGAAAATTGGGCCGAAGTCATTTGAGGATGCTACTTTGAACTTGGGGTCAATTAAAAAATATTATCCATAGTTTGGCGATAAAGGTTATGTAATGCAAAAGTTGCATAACCTTGACTTGCCAGCTATCCGAGAAATATCTGAATTCTTTTATAGAACGAGCGGTATTTATCAAGTAGCAGTAGATTATTATGCTAATTTATATCGTTTTGATTGGTATATCGTTCCAGAAGTGTATGAAGATGGAGAAATTGAAGAGAAGCGGCAAGAAAAAGTTTTAAAAGACTTTGTTAAAATATTGCATTATTGTGATAATACTTATATTAAAAAGATGTGTAATGATATTGCTCATACAGTAGTGCGGCAAGGCGCTTATTACGGTTACATAACTGATAGTAAAGATTGCTGTGTATTGCAAGAATTGCCGATTGCTTATTGCCGAACCCGCTTCAATAAAGGTGTTTCGCCGACTGTAGAATTTAATATGCGCTTTTTCGATGATAAATTTACTGATATTCAATATCGACTCAAAGTGCTTAAAATGTTTCCTGAAGAATTTCAAAAAGGATATGTTTTATATAAGCAAGGGAAGCTGCCCGCCGAACCATTTTTTGATACGAAAAGCGGCTGGTATCTTCTTGACCCAGAAAAAACGGTAAAGTTCTCGCTTGGCGACAATGACGTACCTATCTTTGCTAGCGCTATTCCGGCCATCATAGACCTCGATGCGGCGCAGGACCTAGATCGGCAACGGCAAATGCAAAAACTTCTTAAGCTTATTATTCAAAAATTACCCACAGACAAAAACGGCGATTTAATATTTGACCCTGATGAAACAAGAGATTTACATAATACTTTAAAGCTAATGCTTCAGAACGCTATTGGAGTTGATGTAGCTACTACTATAGCGGATGTAGAACACATTGACTTATCTGATAAAAATACTACGGCTTCACAGGATGATTTACAGAAAGTTGAGCGTACAGTATTCAATGCTCTTGGACTATCAAGGAATTTATTTAATGCCGATGGCAACCTCTCTTTATCAAGTTCAATTTTAGATGATGAAGCAACTGTTCGAAACTTGGTGTTGCAATTCAATATATTTTTTGATAAAATAGTAAAGAAGTAGAATAAAAATCAGAAAAAATATACTTTTAGATTTTATATGTTAGAAACCACTCAATATAATTATAAAGATTTATCTAAATTATATAAAGAGCAAGTGCAATTAGGATATTCAAAAGTATTACCTCAAATTGCTCTTGGTCAATCTCAAAGTGCTATTATTAATACAGCTTATTTTGAGAATCAGGTTCTTAATTTAAGTGATATAATGATACCGCCGATGTCCTCAAACACTATGAGTTCTGCTAATATTAAAGAAGCGGCTGATTCCTCTAAAAAAACTACTACTACTATTTCGGTAGATAGTGATAATAAGGGCGGCCGTCCCGAATTAGACGAGAGCCAAAAGAGTGATAAGACATTGGCAAATGAAGCTTCACAAGGATAAGGGGTGAAAAAATGAAACATATAAGCGTTCCTATACCAGGAAGTATAGAAATTATCAATATGCAAGCTTCCGATTTTTCCCCCCTTATATCCAAATGCCAAATTAAAGTGTGTTATGTGGGGGATAAGCCGAACCGTAATAGGACTGTCATTACTAAGCAAGAAGCTAAAAAAATGGCGCCAACTTTGCGTGGCTCAATTATTGCTGGATTTTATAATGAGTAGAACGGCGATTTTGAAGAGCATAATAAGGAATTGTCGATAGAAAATGGAGAAATTTCTTATAAAGCTGTAACTCGTCCTTATGGTTTTGTTGACCTTTCAGCTCGCTGTTGGTTTCAAGATTTTATAGACGACGGCGTTCCGCATACTTATTTAATGACAGAAGGTTGGCTTTGGACAGATGAATATCCAGAGTGTCAACGCGTTATAGATAAGGGCAATGGGCAATCTATGGAAATTGATGAAAAAACTTGCAGCGGAGAATGGGCAAAAGACAATAAAACTGGCTTAGAGTTTTTCATAATAAATGAAGCAATAATTTCTAAATTATGTATTCTTGGAGAAGATGTAGAACCTTGTTTTGAGGGAGCATCTATTCAAGGCGCTCAAAAAGTTCAATATTCATTTTCATTAGATAAAGATTTCCAAAATGATATGAAATCTATGATGTTTGAATTAAATAAATACCTTAATAAAGGAGGAGAACCTTTGGAAGAACTTGAAAAGGTAATCGAAACTGCCGAAGCAGAAGCTCCTGAGGTAGAGGTAGAGACTGTAGATGCCGAAACGGCTTCTGTCCCCATAGAGGAAGAGCCGGCAGAAACTCCTACTGAGACCCCCGCTGAGCCTGAAACGGCACCAGAGGAAGAGAAAGAACCTGAAGTTAATTATGAACTTAAATATAATGAACTTGTGGCTCAATATTCTGCTCTCGAGGCAGAAAGAGATACTCTTCGTCAAAGTAACGAATCATTAACTTCTGAAATTTCCACTCTAAAGCAATTCAAACTTGCAGTAGAAAGAAAAGAAAAAGAAGAAATGATAAATAGCTTCTATATGCTTTCCGATGAAGATAAGAAAGATGTCCGTGAAAATATTGACTCTTATTCTCTTGGAGAAATAGAAGCAAAACTTTCTGTAATATGTTTCAGAAATAAAGTTAGTTTTAGTGAGAATGATAATGCTGAAGCTGGCAATGAAGCATCTCCATCTATGACTTTTAGTCTTAACTCTCTCGACATAGAGGAAAGTGGCATTCCCGCTTGGATAAAAGCCATTAGAGATGTTCAAAAGAATAAGAATTAAATTTAGAGGAGGAAATATACAAATGGCTAAAACTAGTTTAAGCCAGGCTTCTTTTGTAGAGCGTGGCTATGGTCAGGTTGAGCCTAACCACCTTTCCGCAAAGTGGACGGGCCAGATTTACGCTCAACTTCCTGTTAATAAAGATATAAATGTACTTGAAAATGGTCAGTTTGTTAAGTATGATTATGCTAATCATGAAATTAACCTTACTGGTGCGGGCGAGTGGATGCTTGTCTTTAATGAGGTAAAAGTTTATCGTGATTATGAGACTGACGCCGATTTTGCATTAAAGAAAGATGATTATGCAGCAACTGTATATTCACCTGGTGGAGTCAAAAAGGTTGTGGCTGACCCGGATAAAGATCAGCTTAATTATTCCAAGGTAGTCAAAGCAGCAGACGCTTATGAAGTAGATTCTACTAATACGCCTATGCGTATTTATCAGACAGAGAGAGAAACTCTCATGCCCACTGATACCACTATGGTTTCTCGTGTTTTCAAGACAAACGTTGGTGATATTTTTACTACCAATATGATTAATATAGGCAAGACGGGCGACGAGGGTAGCCAAACTGACGTTGATGTAGCTGAGGGCGGTTTCCTTGCTCCTGATGCTAAAAATGGTATTCTTACTACTGTTGCAACTGCTCCTACTTCTGGTATGGCATGGCAGATAGCTAAGATTTATGACCTTGCTGATGGCCAAAAGGCTGTTAAAATTGTAAGAATAGCGTAATTGAAAGGAGGATAAAATAATGGCTTTAGATTTTAATAATTTATATGCTCTTGCTAAGGCTACGGCTACTAGCAAGAAAGGCGCTCCTGTTAATTACAGCTTTAATGGCGAGTCCTTTGACTATGATGCAATGAATGAAGCTCTTAGAAAAGAGTTCGCGGCGCTTGCTGGAACCAACGCTCTTTACAGAGATAATAAAAATAAAGTATTTACACTTATCGAACAAGTTGTAACAGATGTTCTTCCCGCAAAGGTAAATGATTATTATGGTATGTTTGCTACCATTAAGACCTTCAAGCAGGGTGAGCAGATTGTATTCCGTAGAAAGCTTCAGGGCGCTAAGCTTCGTGCAAAGCAGTTTGTTACTCGCGTTGGACTTGCTGGCGTTTACGAAGTATTTAAGCTCGGTGGCACAGAGTCGTTTGAGATTTAGACCTCGGCTATCGGCGGTGCTTGTGAGATTGGTATTGAGGAATTCCTTGATGGTAGAGCAGATTTCGCTGAGATGATTGATATTATCATCGAGGGCATGAATGAGCTTATCTATAAGGAAATCGCTAAGGCAATGCAAGCCGCTATCGGTCAGCTTCCTGCTAATAACAAGTATAGCGCTGCTGGCTTCGATGAGGCTCTCTTTGACAAGGCTCTCGTGGTTGCTTCTGCTTATGGTACTCCCACTATCTATTGTTCTCTTGACTTCGCTGTTAAGATGATTCCTTCGGATGCTTGGAGATATTCCGACAATATGAAAGATGAGCTTTGGAATAATGGTCACTTTACCACTTACAAAACTTATCGTGTCGTTATTCTTCCCAACGGTTTCGTTGATGGAACTAATAGTGAAAGAGCTGTCAATCCTGGCTTTGTCTGGATTATGCCCGGCGATGTAAAGCCCGCCGTTGTTGCTCTTGAGGGCACGGCTCAGACTCGTGAGTTAGAACAGGCTGACTGGAGCAGAAAGTTTGAGACTTATCAGAAAGTAGGCGTTGCTGTTCTTATGACCAACAACATAGTTAGCTATGAAGATACCGCTCTTAGTGCTGACCCCTATACTTTCTCTAATGCTCTCACGACTAAGCCGACTGACGCAGTTACTAAGTAATTAAGAATATTTAATATATGAGGGGAGTAGTTTTTCTGCTCCCCTATAAGAGAAAAAGGAGAAAATTTTTAATGGAAAACGCAATGTATAACGTTAAAAATATAAGTGATACTACAATAGCTTACTCTATTCCTGATATGAATAATCTTAGGAGAGTTTTTTCTCCAAGAGAAATAAAGCAGATATCAGGAGATGAGCTTGAAAAGTTAACTTATATCCCTGGCGGAACGACTATTCTTCGGAAGTATCTGCAAGTTGATAAAGCCGTTATGGATAATCTCGGTATACCAAATGAACCCGAAGATTTTATGTCCGAGGAACAAATTGTGGATTTGCTTCAAAATGGCTCCCTTGATGCTCTTCTTGACGCACTTGACTTTGCTAAAGAAGGCGTTCTTGAGCTTATTAAAAAATTCGCCGTTGAACTTCCTCTTAATGATGTAGCTAAGCGTGATGCAATTAAAAAGAAACTTGGTTTTGATGTGACTGCCGTTATAGCTCTTAAAGAGGAAGAGAAGGCTACAAGTGGTACTGCCGAAGTCGCAAGGCCAGAGCGACGCGTAAAGGCCCAGGCTGAGGAAACCGGACGTAGAACGGCGCCGCCTAAATATAATATTGTTTCTAAATAAGTTCTATAAAGAAAGGAGTTAGCGATATGGCAACTCGATTTACTGCTGTTTATAATTGCTTTTTGGGCAAAATAACAGATGATTTATATATAGAACTAACCCCAGAAGATACTTTAAGGGATTTGCAGGCTTTGTTGCTTAACTGCATCCCTGAATTTGAATTTCCAAGATAGAACTTATACGATTATACTCTTAAAAAAGAAGCCATTTCGGCTGAGGAGATAACTGAAAATGATATTGCTATCTCTTGGTCTGATGATAAATCTATTATTACAGTAGATAAATCAGAGTTTAGCGCCGATTTGACTCCAGAAGAAGTCAATATATTAGCTCTTTTAATGCTGTGTGGCTGGGTTTAGCGTTAGATAACTTCTATAGAGGTTACTCGCATGAAATACTCAGGTACAGATTGGAAAATGACGAGCCAAGCCAATCATTTATCAAAATTACTTTCTTTGCAAGACAAAGTTAAAACACAAGCTTTTCATATGCAAAGATTATATAAAAGGAGACGCCCAAAGGAAGGCGGCGGATATGAGTCTAATTGGGACATATACCGCTCTATGACGGGCAATCTTAGATAATATGCTTACAAAATATTCCTTTGACATGGCCGATGAAGCTATATCAAGGGAATTTTCTCGTTTGACAAATTAGTTATGGAAACTCTTGCCTATGAAAGAAAATGGCGAAGATTGGGAAAAGCAATTGTCAAGCGTTATAGTAGAAGTGGCTGGTTTAAACGAAATATTTCGCGAAAGAGATATGTATATATAGCTTCTAGCTAAATTAGAGGGCATGAGAGTAAACGCCGAAATGCCTTTTGAGTTATATCGTAAGACTATCTTTGAGAGTATTACTCTTTTATAGAGGTTAAAGAACTTATAATGGGAAATGATAGTTTAATAAATCTTGGAGCAAGAATAGGTTTATACGCTTCACCAGAAATGCCGCAAGCAACCTTAGGCGGCTTAAAAAATAATGCGGCCTTACTCTTATAGCAAGGCGGTAGAACTTAGTAGGAGAGAATGATTAAAGATAAGAAAAAGTCTTTAACCAAAGCTCTTTAGTATTCATATCAAAGCGCTTTTATTAAAAAAACCTGTTGCGGCGATTGTTGTCCAGCAGTTAGAGGATTGATAAACGCGAATCGGCTTACACAGGATTACGACGAGAAGATTTTGTCTATTGGATTTGAACACGGATTTCAAACAGGAGATATATTTGAATGGGTTAACACAGGTACTTACTGGTTAATCTATTTATAGAATTTTACTGAATTGGCATATTTTAGAGGAAACATAAGACGATGTGATTATGTTCTCTCTTGGCTTGATGAAGATAATATAGTTCATAAAACCTATGCGGCGATTAGAGGACCAGTAGAAACAAAGATAGATTCGACAAATGTGCATACGACTATTATAGATAGTCCCAATTACTCCTTAAGCATTTTAATGCCGAATACTGATGAAACAAAAGCTTATTTTAAAAGATATAATAAGTTTTATTTATAGGATGCTTGCTGGCGCATAGAGGCCGTAAATAGTATTAGTATGCCTGGTGTTATAGAAGTCGGCGCAATAGAATATTATGCTAATGAGCAAGAGGATGACGCCGAAATGGGCATAGTTGGTGGAAAAATTGAGCCAGTCGAAAATCCAAATGATAAAAGTATTAATAAGATTATAAAAGGCGAAAGCTTTATTAAGCCGAAAAAGTGGTATGAATATACCTATTGCGGCACAGATGAGGGAACTTGGTTATATAACAAAGATTTACCCATAGATGTCGAAATAGTTGGAAATACAATAAAAGTCAAATGGACTTATTCATATAGCGGACAATTCGATTTGTCTTTTGGAGATTATACGAAAACAATAGTAGTAGAATCTCTTTTTTGAGAGAGGAGACGGAGTTAAGTGTTTGTAGGTAAAAATTTTGAATTTCCTAAATCATCTTTTTTATCTTTAGAGAAGGACATCGGTAAAATAGTAGATAAAGTTGTTTTAAATGATAGAATTTAGAAATTGCTTTATTATACAACGCCGAATTGCCTTGAAAAGCCTGCCTTAAATGATGATTAGTTATCCGAAATGTTCGGTAAAAATATAAAACTTGTGCCTAAGTTAACAGTAGACGGCAGTGTTCTTAATTATATTATTATAAGTTGTGATAATTTTACTCCTAGTGAAAATCCAGAATTTAGAGATAATATAATTGAGTTTGATATAATTTGTCATTTTGATTAGTGGCAATTAAAAGATTTTTCTTTAAGACCGTATAAGATTGCTGCCGAAATAGATTCTATGCTTGATAAGCAAAAATTAAGCGGAATCGGCAAGATTGAGTTTATTGGTGCAAGTTAGTTAATATTAACAGATGAATTCGGCGGAATTTGTCTTTTGTATAGAAGCTATCATGGCGGCGATGATAAGGTAAATGCTCCTACAGAGAAAGAAAATTAGAATATTATAGATAATTTTAATAAAATGATGGGGCAATGAATTCCTAGTACGATAATCGGCTTGCTTTAATGACAGGGATAGATTTTCCTATTCCAGATTGTCGTTTGGTTATTCATTAGCCGACTTTGAAAGAAATAGCTCTCGTAGGAGAAGATGAATACTTTACAGGTCTTTAGACTCTCTGTTTATATAAATCTATGTTTGAAAATGGCAGTGGCAAATCAATTGTATCTGCTTACAGTAATTTTCAAATATTTATGACGATAATGAAGGAAAAAGAAACGGCAGATAAAAAAGCCGCCGTACAGCAAATATTGCTATTGCTTTTTCCTAATTACCAAGTAAGCTTTATAGGCAAAAATTCTATGACTTTTTTTGATAAAAGTGGAGAAGGTATTATGATTGATGATAATAACTTTGAAATTTTGTAGAAAACAGTTCGGCAAGTCGCTTGTTTAAATGAGGGGCCAGCCGAAGCATAGAATTTTAATCCTGCTGATGAAAGGGCAAAAAAAATTGCCGAAAAGCTTATGAAAAATCGCTAGAAATTAGCGGAATAGAAAAAGAATTCGATTTCCAGTATTTTAACTCAATATATTTCCTCTTTATCTGTTGGATTGAGAATGTCTCCTGATACGATATCAAGTTTAACGATGTTCCAGCTTTACGATTTAGTAGAGCGTTATTCTTTATATTAGGCTTGGGATATAGACATGAAAGCTCGATTGGCAGGCGCCGAGGGTGACTCAAAAGTTGAAAACTGGATGAAGAATATACATGAATAATATAAAATTCTATAAGGAGGAAATATATAGATGAAACGTTATGGCGTAAGAGAAATATGCAACGTAACTTTCCGTGCTACTGCTCCTATGGAGCTTGGTGGTAAGAGATTTTTTAAGGGCGAGCCTGTTCTTTTCTTCGACTCTCTGAAAACCTCTTCGCTTGAAGGTGCTGCGACAACGGTATATGCAACGGGTTAAATACGGCTCCTTTTGCTAGTAATAGTAAAATGAAAATTGCTTGAATTGCTGGAACCTCTCATAAAAATCCTCATGAGACAATCAGCAGCTAAGATTTAAAATTTAATTAATAGAAGGAGATTTTTGTTAATGGATAGAATGGTCCAAATTAGTAAATATCTGCCAGAAATAAAAGACCGCTATTTTATATGTGAAAATGGCGATTTATATACAGATTTTGGTAAGAAAAAAATGAAAGATAGTTTAAAAAATGGTTATGTAAAGAATGATTTAGTTTTAAAAGATGGTACTAATCATTTTTATTTTCGACATAGATTAGTTTTAATTTGTTTTAATAAAGTGGACAACTATTAGGAATTGCAGGTTAACCATATAGATGGAGTAAAAACTAATAATAGATTGGAAAATCTAGAATGGTGTACCAATAGAGAAAATCAAATGCATGCCATAAAGCTTGGATTAAAAGTAGCTTTAAAAGGAGAAGAAAATCCAGCTAGTAAATTAAAAGAAGAACAAGTTCTTGAAATAATTCAAGATTTGCTTAATCATGTTCCTTATTCTATGATAATGGAAAAATATGATTGTTCTAAAAGCACTATCTCAGCTATAAAAAATAAAAGAAACTGGACTTATCTTACTAAAGATATAGATTTTAAATAAAGTTCAACGACTATCCCGTAAGGGAGTACATCGCAAGCGTTTGGCGATGGAAGTGGGCAAGTTCCTGTTTATAGGAATAAGATATAGTCTAATCTACATAGTGATATGTAGCAGTTCATAAGAGAACGTATATAATGTAGCGAATTATATAGAATATTTATGGGTAGAGGTAACTCAAGACTTATGTCCTGGGACGGCGAGAAAACTCTCACGTTTACAATGGAAGATGCGCTTATCTCAGTTGATAGTCTCGCGCTTCTTGCTGCGGCTAAGGGTGAACATTAGGATGCTGTCACGGGCAAAGTACATACTCAAAAGAGACTTGGCGTTGGCGCTAAAGATAAAAGTGAACCTGAAGAGTCATATGTAAGTATTAATAGCACAGATGGTACGATAATTCTTAACGAAAAAGACGCTCTTAAAAACGTGGCTTCTGCTGCCGAAAACGACGATGGGAAAGACGTAAGTTTGGTCTATGTTCTTGCAGCGGATGAGGGCGGTTTTAATTCAGAACCGTTTCTTTATAAAGTCGATAAAAAAATAGTAGTTACCACTTACGTTAAATTAACAGTAGAACCTGATGACTGGTCAACTTCATACAAGAATTATTACAAGGATGAAAAGGGCACTAAAATTACAGACGAAAATGCCCCAGTTTTTTCTACTGGTACATTTTACAAGGCGGGTAGTACCGAAGAAATAGAAGGTGCTCAACTTACCAAATGCACAAAAGATTTTTATAATAAAGCACCCGATGGGAAAACTTATGGAATCGCATCTGGCGAAGATGGTCTGGATAAGTTAACTGGCGCGACCGCTATTTATTTGGATTATTATGCTACTGGTAAGAGCTTTACTCGCCTTACCATAGAGCCTGACAGTTTTGGTTCGAACTTCTATATTGAAGCCGAAACACTCTTTAGAGATGAGAGCGGTGCTGACTACGCAGCAATCTTTACTATCCCGAATTGCCGCGTACAGTCCAACTTCACTATTACAATGGCTTCGAGCGGAGATCCAAGTTCCTTCCAGTTTACTATAGATGCGTTCCCGGGCTACACTCGTTTTGACCAAACGAAGAAAGTTCTCGCAGCTATAGATATTATGGATGGTGTTGACGGCGTTGACACTTCGAGAGACTATCGCATTAAGACCTATGAGGACACTAAATAATTTAACTTAACATATTGAGAGGAGAGAGAAATCTCTCCTCTTTTTTGTTTATAGGAGAGAAAGGAGAAGAAATATGGCTACTTTATTTCGGCAAGGTGAATTTTATATATTTAATAACCCAAATAAAATTGAGGCAGCTTATGGACAACTATCAAGCGTTAAAGAGTCTTTAATAAATCAGTATCGAGATAAGAATTTTTTAAAAAATTAGTTAGAAACAGAATTCAAGCTTAAAGATAAATTACCAGATGATTTAATCAAAAAGTATTTTGAATTTTTAGATAATGTAGCGGATGCTGAATTTAAATCAGGGTCAATTACTGATTATATTAAGCAAAATTTAAATCAAGAAATAGATAAATATGACCCTTATACCAATATTACGAGTTCATTCAAGGGTTATAATAATATGGCGGATGCTCTAAATTAGCTAAAAAGCACAAAGGATGCTAATATTTTAAAAGATATTTCGGCCTAGTTGGAAAAGATTTTAACTGATGTAATTAGTCAAAAAGATGCTCCTATGGAATTGACGAAAGGATTTTTACTTAATCCAGATATGATTAAAACATTTGAAGCAAGAGGAAAATTTTCTACTGATTTTTTTAATGAAGTAAACAGTATATTAAATAATACAGGCACAAACGAAGCCAAAGTAATTGGGCTTAAAGGCGGTGTTCGACAGGGAAGTGTTAATAAATATTTAGGTACTTTTAAATAGATTCAAACTTTTATTGGACTAGTAGATAATTTATCCAAAAGTGAAGAAGGCAGTATTTTTATTTAGAAGAATACAGATATTTTTCATAAAATAGCTTGTGGCATTATACGCCAAATTTAGCAAGCAATGGGATTTACTTTTGAAACTTATAGCGCCGAACTCGTAGATAGGAAGCAGGCACAAGAGGTTCAGAAAATATTTGACAAAATTGCTAGTGTCACTAAATTAAAAATTACAGGTGAAAATAATGTTACTAGCCGAAGCGGCCATAGTACAACTTCTGTTCAAGATATTGGTGGAGCTAAGATTAAATTCTTTTTAAAAGACGATAACCATAGTTCAGTAGAGATAGAAGTTCCTTTACCTGGTTCTTCAGTCAAGCACTTAGCAGAAAAGCGAAAAAATAGTAATAAAAGAATTGTAAAAATTAAGGGTGGTAATTCTAATTTATCGAATCTTTTACATAATATGCCAAAGAAAAATATCGCTTTAATTTATAACTTGATAGCTTCATACGGGAAAAAGGGCTGGCGCGGTGGCTATAAATTTAAAAATAATCCTATAACAGCGCAACACTGGACAGATTTTAAAGAAGGACTGAAGTTAGTCCTTTTAGTAAATGCTTTAGTAGGACAAATGAATGAAAGTGATTTTTCTTATTTCTTTATAATTAACGGAGCAGTTTTTACTATGCAACAGGTTATTTCTTCTTTGCTTAATGAGACAGGATATAATATGTTTACAAACAATATGGCAAAAAAACTAACCTTTACTCCGTCGCAAGAGTCTATAATGAAACTTAACTCTTTCATTCTTGCTTCTGGAACCGATAGAGCTAAATATGGCAAAAATAAGAATTAGGATTTGTCTCCTAATACAGAAGCGGCAATACAAAGAAGTTCTATGGCGTATAATGCAATGTTAAAGATGAAGATTAGAAATGAGATTAAAATTTCTATAAATAACTTGACATAATTTTAAATTTTTAGTATAATAAATATAAAGAGAAAAAGAGAAAAAGGAGTTAAAAAATCCAAATGGCAAAAGTAAGTTTAACAAAATTAAAACTTGAAACAAAATATGATGAAACAAAAATTCTGAAATGGAATAATGAAGAAATTGTAGTAAAGATGAGATTGCCGATGAAGGAAAAATTGGCACTTATTACTAAAATTGTAAATGAAGTTCTTGATGATAATGACTTTTGTAATCAATGCCGATTCAAGATTTTCTTTACGATTGAAACGATTGCGGCTTATACCAATATTAATATTACAGACAAACAGCGTGAAGATGTCTATAAACTCTATGATATGATAGTAAATTCAGGGCTTTGGACGGAATTTTACAAGCTTTATTCAGATGATGAAGAATATTATGAGCTTAATTTTGTAGAAATGATGTCTAATATGACTCTTAGTCAGGTATATACACATCGCTGTTCGGCGGCTGGAATTATGGAGTCTCTTGTAGATAATTATGGGAAAGCCAAAATTGATGTAGAAAAACTTTCAGAAGATGTAAAACAGAATTTAAACGGTTCAGAAGAGAATATGGCTTTTCTTAAAGAGGTTCTCGAAAAGCTTGGTTAATTTTATTTAATTCTTTGCTCTTGGTTTTTAAATTAAATAGGAGTAAAATGTGAGTGCCTTGGGGCTATATGCTCCAGGGCACTTTTTCTTTTTATATTTTAAGAGAGAAAGGTGGAATTTATTAGTATGGCGGATAAAAAATATACTGTCTAGATGGACTTTACAGCTAATACTAGTAGTGCTTAGTAGGCGTTAAGAGGGCTTCAGGCCACACTGGCCTAGATATCAAGCCAAAACATAACTCCAGGGGCCGGTATGGAGGCCAACATTAAAAAGGCTTCGGCGGCGGCGTCAGAGTTATCAATTCACTTAAAAAACGCTTTAAATGTCAATACAGGCAATATAGATTTAAGTAAATTTAATAAGAGCCTTACCTTGTCTAAGACCAGTTTAAAATCTTTAATGACAGATTTGGTATCTATTGGACCAGCAGGTAATTAGGCTTTCTTAGAGCTGGCTTCTAGTATTGCTAAGGCCGAAGCTCCTGCCGTAAGATTAAATTCATTATTAACATAGACTTGGGCTACGATCAAAGGCTCATTACGATGGGAATTAGTTACCAGAGGTTTAACCGACGGTTTAAGTAAAATATAGGAAGCATATAATTATGCAAAAGATTTAGATAAATCATTAAATAGTATTAGAATAGTTAGTGGCGAAAGCGCCGATTCAATGGCTAGATTTGCTAAGTAGGCGAACGCCGCGGCCAAAGAGCTACGTTCAACCACATTGGACTACACAGATTCTGCATTGATATATTTTTAGCAAGGACTAGGTATGAGTGACGTTCTCGAGCGCACGGACGTTACCGTAAAGATGGCAAACGTTGTAGAAGAAAGTGTTCAAACTGTTTCTGACCAATTAACAGCTATCTGGAATAACTTTGATGATGGTTCTAAAAGTGCAGAATATTTTGCCGATGTGCTTACAAAATTAGGTGCCGATACGGCTTCTTCGACCGATGAAATTGCACAAGGTCTTGAAAAATTTGCTTCTGTTGCAACTGACGTGGGTTTAAGCTATGAGTACGCCACTGCGGCCTTAACGACCATCACGGCAACTACAAGACAAAGTGCTGACGTCGTAGGTACCGCACTTAAGACTATTTTTTCTAGGATGTAGGGTCTGAAGCTCGGGGATACACTCGATGACGGCACTACATTAAATGATTATTCAAAAGCATTACTTGCTGTTGGAGTTAATATCAAAGACGATAACGGCGAGTTAAAAGATATGGACATTATCCTTGACGAGGTTGGAGCTAAATGGGCGACCTTGGGCAAGGATTAGAGAGTAGCGCTAGCTCAACAAGTCGCAGGAGTACGTTAGTACAACCAGTTTATCTCCTTGATGTCGAACTATGACTTTTTCAAAGAGAACGTTCAGCGCGCAATGGATGCGACCGGAACTCTTAACGAGCAAAATGAGATATATAAAGAGAGCTGGGAAGCGGCGTCCAAGGCCGTGAAAGCATCTGTTCAGGGTATTTACGACAGTATTATTGATGATAAGTGGATTATTAAAGCTACTAATAATGTAGCAGAGTTCATAAGCGGCATAGATTAGTTTATAGACTCGATCGGCGGATTGAAAACAATTATTCCTGCTATTGGCTCTATTTTCTTAATGATGTTTGCTAATAAGATTCCAGAAGCGATACATAATTTAGGTTATAATTTTGATGTTTTAACTGGAAAGGCGTATAAAGATGCAGCTTCAGTTTATACTACTACGAAAGAACAAATCCAAGACATATTAGATTCTACCAAATAGTTACCAGAAGCAGAACGGTTACAATACGAATCTTTAATGCAGGTTTTGTCTATAAAAGAAAAAATTGCAAGAAATTAGAAAGATTTAACAGATGAAGAAAAAAAACGAGTAGAAGCAGCGCTAGAAAATTTAGGTTTGGAATAGAGTCTTTTAGCGACTTTAATAAAATAGGGACAGGTCATTCAAAATAATCAAGATAAAAAATAGACTAAAAGAATCTCTTAGATTAATGCCATACAAGATAAAGATTTTAATTCTGATAATAGAGATTATGCTTCTGATATTGGATAGTTAGATTATCAAGAAAGCTAGTATAATAATTTATTAGAAGAATTCGGTGAAGATGAAGAAATACGAAATATTGTCTTTAAAGCAAAAGAGATATTTGCTACAGCGAGAAAGGATTTAAAAAAAGCTGGTGAAGATGAAACTCGGATTTTAGAAGAAGGATTAAATAATATTTTTGATACTTATATTGAAACTATGTCTTAGTTGCCTAAGGAAGCAGAGAAAATTCCTTTTAAAGATTATCTTAATAATAAAAATTCTGAGGGCGCTTTTATAGAAGCAGAAAAACTTTATGGTTCTAAAATTAATTCTTTACAAAAAATTTCTAACAAAGTTATTTCTTCACCAGATGAATTACTAGCAGAAGCTACTCATGTTAATACTATTGCGAAATCAATTCCTGAAATAGAAATAGATATTGATCCTTCTTCTATAAATAACATTCAAGAATTATAGTCTATAATAGAAGATATAATAAAAAAAATCAAAAACATTCCCGAAATTAATCTATAGGAACACGGAATTCAAGATAAAAATATTTCTAGTTTGGGGAAAACTGCTTCGGATATTTTAGAATTAAAAGAATAGGAATCGGAGATTCGGACAGCTTCTGAAAAAGCGAAAGATACAATAAAAAATTTTTATACAGAAGCAGATATAGCTGCTGAGCATACTGTCAAATTCTCAGAAAAAATTTCTTCTTTAGTTGGTTCTACAAGTACGTTAGCGTTTGGAATTAACAGTCTCCGAGGGGCTTTAGATTCTTTAACCAATTCTGATTTAACTTGGGTTGAAAGAATAAGTTAGAGTTTTATAAGTTTATCCTCTGGTATGCCTATGATAATCCAAGGTTTCCAGCAGTTGAGTAATACTATCGCTAAGATGAAAGGCTATGAAAATTTATCTATGATGGCAAAAGGGACTGTATTAGCGGAAGATTCATTAGCTGGAGTTAAATCAATTTTTGGAACTTTAGATGATGAAGATTCAAATTCGGTTTTGTCATTAATAAAAGTTTTATCTTCTAAAAATAGTAAGGCCGTTAATACTAAAAATGCTGATTTACTTATAGCGAAAATAAAAGAATTAGAAGCAGCTAATAAAATTACATCAAAATCTGCGAACGCTGGAATTAAAGCTATTACACAAGGCTTAGCGGGTTCAGGCGGCGTTCTAGCTTCTTTAGGCGCAATATTGCCATATATAGGCGCGATTGCCTTGGCTATAGGTGTTGTGGCAGGAGTCATATATTTAGTTAAAAAACATATAGAAGAAGTAAAAGCCGCATCACCTGAAGGTTAGTATAAAGCAGCGCAAGAAAATGTAGAAATGCTTTCTAAATCTTTAGAAGAAGCTACTAAAAAGAATAAAGAATTTTAGGACTCTTACGGTGGGTATAAAGAAGCTATAAAAAAGATAAAAGATTTAAAAGAAGGCACTGAAGAATATGCTGCTGCTGTTCTTGACGCCAATAAAAAGGCTATGGAGCTTGTTGAAACTTATAAACTTTATGATTAGTATTACTTTGAAAACGGAATTATAAAGTTTAAAAACTAGGGAGATAATACTTTAGAAGAATATGAAAAATTTTTAAATGAAAATGAAGTAAATTTAAAAGTTTAGAAAATATTAGCGGATTAGAAAGCAGTGGAAACAGAATTAAATTATAAGATAGATAAGACATTAACGGATGATGGATATTCTTATGCTCCTACAGATTATAGTGTAGAGACGCTATATTATAAGGATTATTTGAAAAAAGCTCTTAATGATTTGGGCGTTTAGAATAAAAATGG